GCCGCCCTGCAGGCCGATATCCTTGTCTTCCATGGAGCCGGCGATGCGGCCGCCATATTCGGCGGTGAAGCCCCAGGTGATGGTGTTGTCGTTCGAAGTCCGCTTCGCGGCGTCCAGATAGAGAAGCGCAATCGACTTGCCCCACACCCGGTTGAGCACGACCTCCTGCCCCTTTCGTGCCGTGTTCACCAGGGCCATGCCGATCAGCACATTTTCCGGGTTGAGCTCGAACAGCTCTGCGAACTGCGCCTTGGTGACCGCACCGTCTTCGGTCAGCCCGCCCTTGACCGCCTTGATGAGCTTGGGGTGCCTCTTGAGCTTCGACCAGACCGGCTGGCCCATGATGACGGTGTTGGGACGATAGACCAGCGTCTTGTCCATGCTCTCGTCGATCACGCCATAGGGATCGGAGGCCGGATCGGTTTCATCACCGTACCAGTCGAAGCGGTCCTTCGCGTCCACGATGGCGAGCTTCTTGTCGGCGGCATAGTTGGCGGGGTCCTGGACGATCGCCGCCGCACGGACCTCGCGATCGAGCTCGATCAAATTGGTGAGCCCCTCGACGGCGGAAGCACGCGGATCGAAGTTGGAGCGCTTCTCCGCCCGGGCGCGCGCCGCTTCCTGGATATCGGAATAGGGGATCGGATCGTCGAGGCCGTAATCGCGCACGGCGCTCTCGCGCTCCGTCACCGTGAACTCCACCTGGTTGACGCGGCCCTTGCGTCCGACTTCGGTCTCCGGAACGGTGAAGCCTTCGGCGAGCGGATACTCATGCCACTTGAAGGTCTCGCCCAGCACGGTCACTGGCGGCAAGGCGCGGCGACCGATCAGGAAATGGGCGGGATTGCGATAGCCGACCGCGATCGCGGTAAGCGTCGGGTCGACGGGAAAGGGGCGATTGGGCGCCATGCTCGAATTCCTCGTTGTGTCGGCGCCTCAATGCGGGCGCGTGTGAATGTCCGGCCGGCTGGCGCCGGCCAGGCGCTTATTCGGCGGCCGGCGTGGCGATGACGCCCAGCGTGACGTAGACCGGGATGATGTCGTCCTCGACGCCATCCGACATGGCGATGGCCACGGTGCGCACGATCGCGCCGGCCGTCGGCTCGGCCTCCACACCACGTCCCTCGTCATCGGAGGTAAGCGGGTCGCCGAAGGAGACCGCGCCGCCAAGGCGCAGCTCGGCCCAGCCGAGCTGGACCACGTCGACCATGCGGCCTTCGGCGGCACCCATCTGATCGGTGATACCGACCAGGGCATGGGTGGCCGCACCCGCTTCCTGGACCGAGCTGTCGGCAGCGGCCCGGGCGATCAGATTGCCGCCCATCGCGGCGGCGGCGAGAAAGCTCTTGATGAGGATCGGCGTCAACGCTTCTGCTCCTTCACGTAGAAGACGGCCTCCGAGAAGGAGTTCGTCCGGCCGGCGGCCGTCTGTTCGTCCTGATACTTGCGGGCGTCGGCCGCGAGCACGTTGGGATCGATCTCTTCCTCGCGTGCCGTGGCAGTACGGCGGTCGAGATCGGTTGGCTCGCAGATGACGGGCAGCGTGGCGGCCAGCGCCTTGAAACGCTCGAGCCCGCCTTCGGCCTGACACATAGCCTTGAAGGTCTCGCGGCTGGCCGGCGTCACCTTGCCTTCGCCGGCCGCCTGATCGAGGGCGGCCTCGATCTCGCGATCAGTGTCCTTCTGCTTGAGCGCGGCGAGAGCCGTCTTGGCATCGTCGAGGCCCTGGCGCAGCGCGGCGACCTCGGTGGCCTCGGGGCGCTGGGAAGCGGTGGCGTGCTCTTCCTGCAGCGTGGCGATCGCTCCACTGAGCGCGGCCTGATCCGCCTTGGCCGGGTCGAGCTTGAGCGCGCTGGCAAGCGCCTTGCGCTCTTCACCGCGCTCGGAGATCGCCGCCAGGATGGCGGCCTCGTCCGCGCCTTCATCAAGGCCAAGAGCCTTGGCAATTGCCTTCAGCATCATTTCTTCCTTCACTGTTTCGTTTTCGCGGCTGAGTGCCGTCATCTCGAGTGCCGGCCGGTTGACCAGGCCGGCTCCGGCCAGCCGCGTGATGCGGCCGGATTTCTCGTGGGTAAAAGCGGGCGAGATGAAGCGGTATTCCCGCGAAGCGATCATCGCCGAGGCGCGCTCCGTCCACTCGACCTTGCCCCACACCTCGCCGCCGCGATCCTCGACCGCGACGATCCAGCCGGCGGCCGGCGCCTCGTGCCCCTTGGCGGCCAGATGATCCTGGCCATGTTCGTAATCGATCGGCAGCGGACCGTTGTTGGCCGCGAAGGCCGCGACCACGGCCGGCGCGTTGGCGAACCATTTGCGGCCGTCGCGTGCGATCAGTTCCGGTCCCGCCGGAAACAGCTGCACCCACTCAGGCGCGCCGTTTGCCTGGGCCGCCAGATCGGTCTGAAAAATTGCAGTTGCGGTCGCCGGTTTCATGGGCGACAAATTGGACGCATTCGCTGTGCGCTAATCCCCTGACACTGTCAGGTCGACCGCTACTCACCAGCATCGATTTTGAAGGGGTCTCTAAAGGCCTAGAATGGCCGCGAGCGCGATGGCCGGCACGATGGGCCGTCTGGCGGCTCACGCCGCTCAGCGCCGCCCTGTGGCAGTCGGTTGATTTCGGGAAGGCAAGCACGCATATTCGAGGCTGAGGCGCGAGCCAGTTTAACCGGAACGGCGCAGGCCGGATCCGCGAGGGGATGACGACCCTCCGCGTCTCAATCCACCAGACGACCCTGCCGCCGGCCCCGCTCGATCATGTCGCGGGCATCCTTCGCGCTCTTGCGGTGGAAGCTCACCAGCCAGAGTTCCCGGCCCTCATTCGCGCCCTTGACCACGACCCGCCACCAGCGCCCGGCTGCCTCGCCAAGCAGAGCAACCACCTTGCCGTGGCGCAGGACGGCGGCAGGCCTCGCGACGATTTCGAGCGCCTGGCGGAAGTCGCCGACGGTCAGGCCCCGCGCGGCATGCTGATGCAAAATGTGGCCCACGCTGTCTGCCGAGAGATTGACCAGGCGCGATCGGGCGCCGAGCTCCTCGGCCGCACCGGCCGGCAGCTGGGCCACCGGCAGAAAGGCGCCTGTGCGCATGCGGCCGTCCGCGAGCGCTTTCAGCATAGGCGAGCCGACGATGTCGGCGATCGCCACGCTCTGGCGGTGCGCCGGCATCGCCTCGATCCGGCCATGCAGAAACTCCGAGACGTTGCGCGCACGGTTTCTGCCCGGGTTGGTGTCCCAGCCGGGATCGATGCCCTGTGGGATATCTACCGTCTCGCCAGTGCGGCGGTTGCGCCATGGCCGCATCGTGTCCGACGGTGCCTCGGTCTCCGGGCGCCAGCCGCGACGGCGCGCCTCGGCCTCCGTAATCTGGCGCGTGCCGCACTGGCAGCCCCAGCCATTGGGCGGGAAATGCCTGTCCCACCAAGGATCGTCGACCGGCAGGGCGGTTCCAACCCAGCCCTCATGTTCGGGGCGGCGCTTCTCGGCCACGCTCCGCGTATAGAGTAGGAAGGGCAGGAACGCCTTGTTGCGCTCGGTGCGTTCCCATTCGCCGGCCGCGTGCGCTGTCCTGGTGTTGGCCCAGTAGATGGTGCGCAGACGGCGCGGCGAGCCGAGCTGGACGATGCGGTCGCTCCCATCCTTCGGATCGGTGGCGATCTGGCGACCCCACCAGCCCTTCTCCTGGAGCACCGGCGTCAGGCGCTCACGGAACGCATCGAAGGGCACACGATTTGTGATGGCGTCGTCGAGGGCGGACCGGATGTCGTCGAGCACGTCGTGGGTGGTCGATTTCGCCACGGTGAAGGCGAAGGCATGTTCCTCCGGCGCCACGTCCCGCCAGTCGAATGTAGGCTGCGACTGCTTGGCGCGGAAGTAGCGCAGCACTTCCTCCGGCGCCGTGGCGAAGAGCTCGTCGCTCATCGTCAGCGGCCCTGGCCGAGATCGCCGAGCCCCCGAGCCTTCATCATGATCTTGGCGATGCGTGCCGCGAGCGGGCCATCTTCCATCCGCTCGGCAAGCGAGGCGAGCCCGGTCTTGAGTTCGGCGTAGTCGCGCGCATTGGCGAAGAGTTCCCGCAAGGGCTCAAAGAGCGGATCGACATCGGACTGCCAGTCGGCCAGCGCCTCCTCGACCAGCAGATCGATTTCATCGCGCTGGTCTGCGGCCAGGGCGTGATGCCCGCCACAATCGGGACACGGCTCGCGACGGCGCGCGGTCGCCGGTTCCGCCTCCGCCGGCTTGGCGGCAGCCTTCATCAACGCTTCGCCAGGCTCGGGATCTTCAAAGCCGATGCGCTTGCGTACGCCCGCCATGCCGACTTCGAGCCCGAGCGGCACGAGTGTGGAGATGACCTCGGCCAGCGCCTTGACGTCCTCGGCCTCGGTGATCGGGAACAAGATGGTGGGATAGTAATCCTGCGGCCCGAAATTGAGATCGACGAACGGCCGGATCAGATCGCGGTTGCAGGTGACGGCCGTCTGACGGGCATCGGCGCGCGCAATGTCGTGGCGCACATTCTCGTGGATCTGGGCTTGTGCCATCGACGAGCCGTCATCGGTCGTCATGGTCTGGCCCAGCACGCCCTTGGAGACCTGTCTGTCCAGGTAGTCGGTCATCGCCGAAAACAGATTGTTGCCGGACGAGCCCGCGACCTCGACGAACTCGATGTCCATCTCCTTGGGAATGATGGCGGCGGCATCGGTCGAGATGTCGCGCACGGCCTGCAGGAGGATGCGCCGATCCTCGTGGCTGGCGCCGCGTCCGAACTTGCCGACGCGAAGCGGCATTCCATAGACTTCGAGGAAGGACATCCAGTCCTTCAACGAATAGTGCTTGAAGAGGAATGCCCAGGCTGCGAGCCGCGCAAGCCCGCCCCGGATCGGCAGTCCAGATTTGAGCTTCGGCCGGTGGATCGAAAACTGGAAGGGCGGCAGGTCAATGCCGTGCCGTGTCATCGGGTCCTTCAGCCGCACCGTGCGCCCGTCGATCTCGTCGATCTGGAAGTGCTGCTGGGCGCGCCACTCATAACGCGACGGCCACCACTCCTTGCCCGTCCTGTCCCAGATTGTCTCGACGATGGAAAAACCCTTCCCGAGACCGTCGAGCAGATCGCTCAGATAGTCGTCGACGAATTCCGGCTGCGCGACGGCCGTCGCGACCGCGCGCAGCCGGGCGGTGGTCTCCTGCCAGGCCTTCAGGTCCTCGGGCGACAGGCCCGTTGGCTCTTCCTTGGCGGGCTCCCAGAGGGGGGCTGTTTCATTGGTCTTCATGTGCTATCCACCTTTTGTCCGATGCCGCTTTTGCGGCGTTTTATTCCGGCGGTTCCAGGTTCCCTGGGCCGCCTTTTTTCCGGGCTATCGATCCGGAAACTGGATGACCCCGCGATCGATGAGATCGACCGCGCGGCTGAAACTCTCCTGTCCCGACCATTCCGATTGTGCAGGCGCGCGTTCGCCGGCCACGAGCCGCACCGCAGCCGGACGCACCGGTTCAACATCAGGGACTTTTGGTGTCGGCATGAGATCGGCGACCTGATCGATGGTGAGCCGCCGCTCCAACTCGAGGAAATCGGAATAGGCGCGTACCAGCCGGCGGCGTTCCGCCGAATGTTTGCGGGCGGCCTCGGCATCGTTGAAGCCGGTTGCCTCGATGCAGGACGCCTCGGTGACGAAGCGTCCATCCGCCTGGTAGACGGCGATGCCGGCCTGCAAATCCTGCGGATCGAAGCGCACGATCATCTTGCGGCCGGCGAAGTCGACGAGCGGTTCGGCCCAGTAGCGATTGCCGCCGAGCTGGATTTCACCGGACGGCTTGCGCGAGGTGATGAGATCGCTGGCCATCATGAACAGGCGCAGCTGCTCGCGGCTTGCCCGGGTGATGACGGCGCTAGCCGCGCCCTCCCGATAGGTCTCCGCGAAGGAACGCCCTTGGCAGTTGGCCGCGCGCCGACCGGGCTTGGCGTTGTGGCGGGCGATCTCGCTGGCAACCAGCGTCTCGAATTCGCCGAAGGGGATGGCCCGTGAGCTGTAATTGTCCGGCTTGGCCATCGGGCTGTTGCCGGTATAGGCGCCGGCGCAGCGAGGATGTTTGGCGATCTCCTCGCACATGTCGCGAAAGGCACGCTCGATCGGCTTTGCCTGCCCGTGATAGGGCGTGGTCCAGTGCACCTGGATGCCGACGGCGGTCAGCAGGCCTTGCGGCTCGCCTTCCTTCACCTTGAAACGATAGCGGTTGACCGCGCCGCCGGTCAGCCATTTCGAGGCGAAGGAGCGGCCATTGTCGAGATAGGCATGCTCGGGAATGCCGAAGCCTTCCATCATGTCGAGGAAGGCTAGCCGCACTAGGGGCCAGCACTCGCTTTCGCCAAGCCGCCAGCCGACGATCATGCCGGAATAGAGATCCTGAATGGCGAGCAGCACCGGCCTGCCAATGCGCCCGTCCGCGAACTTGACGAACACATCGAATGTGTGACCGTCGGCGGTAATCGCCTGGAGAGCCGAGAAGACGGAGCGGTCGCGCGTCTGATGCGGGAAGAGCCGCTGGGCATCCGAGCGCCCCTTCCGGGCGATGACGCGCACGCCGCGCGGGATCTCTCTTTCGATCCGCCGCTTCAGCGTCTTGGAGGATGGTATGGGACCCCAGCCATGGGCCTCGGCGGCCTCACGCATGCGTTCGAAGCAGGCGACAAAGCAGGGCTCTTCGGGCCGCAGATAGTCGGCCACGAGAAAGTCCCAGGCACGTGGGTCGCACTCGGCTTTGGCCGTCCGTCCCTTGTGCCTGGGGGCGAGTGCTGGCAGGCGGTCCGCCCTGACGGCTTGCGCCGCCAGCCTGAGCCAGCCCCGCAATGTGGAGGCCGAGACGCGATCTTCGGCCGCTACCAGCGCGATTGCCGCTTCCCGCGTCATGCTACGCTCCAGAAGCTCGATCCGCTCAACCGCGTCGAGCTTGCGGCGGGCCGTCGCTTTGGCCTTTTCGGGCAGCCGCTCGAAGGCGAGCCAGGCCTCGTTGAGAACCTTGGGCCTGGCTGCGGGCGCCGCCTGGCGAGCCAGGAGCGCCGCGCGCACGTCGGCGGGAAAGAGCGAGATGTGATAGGCGATTGCTCCCCCGTGCTGTCCCCTCCCGGGCTCAATCCGGAAGCGCCCGGGATCATACTGCCACTCTCGGCGGGCAAGCTTTTCCAGCCCCTTCCGTCCCTGGGGAAGAGAGGGGTGACCGAGATCGAGCAGTTCAGACACCGTAAAGAACGCTTGCCGTTCTTGGCGCTGTGGAGTGCCGCCGGTCGGGGAAAAGTCATCTGCCGCTCTTGCCACCATCACCCCCGCCCGGGCGTCGTGCGCCCGTTCCACGTACTGGCTCGCTTGAGAGCTCTTTTTGGATTGTCTTGAGCTGCGCCTCGATCGCGGCGCGCTCCTGCTTGAGATAGCCATACTGGGCGAGCCGGGCCTCGCGCCCACCCATCACGATCAACCCCTCGTCCTGGACGATCTCGTCATAGAGCCAAGTGGCGCCGGTCGCCCTGATGAAGGCGATCAGCCTTGTGACCGGGATGTCGTGTTCCGGCTTCGATGGTGCCGTGTAGGCGTAGAGCATGTCGACGGACTGATCGCGGCCGAGAATGTCGCTCATCCGCGCGGCGATGACATTGGCGCTGTCTGGGCATTCCTTCAGGGCCCGGCCGAGCGCCGTCTTGATGCGCAGCGAAACGTCAAGCGGCCGGCAGGGGTCGGCGGGCCGGCGCACGGGGAACAGCTCCGCCGGGTCGATCGCCGCGAAGAGATCGGGTTGCGTGCTGTCAATCTTGGAAGCCCGCCTTGCCACGTCGCTACGCGCCTGCCTTTGAGATGACGTCAAAAATCGTTACCTGCCGGGGATCAGTCACGATGCTCTCCCCCCCCTTTGCGGCGGCGACAACGTCCGACACCTTTGGATGGCGCTCTGGCGCCTTTTTGAGTGAGGCGCCGATGTGACTGAGGAACCTGTCCCGGTCTTTCTTTCCAGCTCGGGTCCAGGCCGCCACCAGCGCGGTGAAATCCTTGTCCGGATCTTCTTCTTTCGGGCTGCCGACGCTCGCCAGCGCTGCCTTCATGTCGCGCTCTTCGACATAGGCGCGCGCCACAGTCTGCTGCGCCTCCGGCTCCATCCGCGCGAGCTGCTTCAACAGGCTCTGATTATGGGCTTCGGGCTGACCTCTGAGGGCGCGGCGCAGGTCGGCATGTAGGCGCTGGCCGATGAACTGCGCCCGCTCGATCGCGCTGGTCGATAGTCCCAGGCGATCTGCAGCATGCGTTGAGAAGCCACTGGCCGCTTCGTTCTGGATGAGCTCTACCGGGCTGTGGGGTATTTCCGTCAACTTGACGGAAATACCCTTCGGGCCTCGCTTCACCTCTCCATGCTTACGCTCCCATGCCTCGCGGTAGGCGAGCACGAACATGGCGCGGTCGAGTACGGAGAGCTCGTTGCGGAAGAGGTTTTCCGTCACCTCGATCAGCATCGCCTCGGTGTCGTCCGCCTCGACGATGAAGGCATCGATCTCGGCTTCGTCGTTGAGCTCAATCGCGCGAAGCCGGTGCGCGCCGGCAATCAGCATGAAGCTGTCACCGTGGGGGCGCACCGTTATCGGATTGATGAGCCCATGCTCGATGATCGAAGCCTGGATCGCCAGCGCATGATCGTCCTCGACCGCGCGTAGCCGCTCGGGAACATGGATCTGACTGATTGCGATGGAGCGGAATTCGGCCATCAGGCTGCCTCGTTGCGGTGGAGATGAAGCCTTCCCAGCGACGCGATGGTTTGGGCTTCGAGGAAGGATATAAACTGGCAAGTTGCGGGCCGCTCCGCGCATTCGCGCTGCACCAGCCGCACGGCATGCAGC